ATATTTGGACTGCGTCAGGTACGCGCCTTGAGTGGATGTTGAAGAACTGCGAGAAGTTTGGTTGGTCATGGGAAGTTCAGTCTGAGCCGTGGCATATCCGTTATGTGGCTGGTGACAAGGTTCCTGCGGCGGTCAAAGCGTGGAAGGAAGCCAATGGATAACGGGGTAGCGATGGTTGTGGTGGCCACGATTACCGCTGTCGGTGGTGTTGTGGTGGCGATGGTTCATTCAGCGCGTAAGGAGAACCGTGAAGACCACGCTGTCGTCGCAGACAACCTGGTTCGTTTGACGCAGATTGCCCTGCGAACTGAAGGGAAGGTTGATACTGTGAAAGAGGAACTTCACGAACACCTTGATTGGCATAAGGGAGAAGATAGTGGGAGAACTCGGTGACCAACTGAGAAATGAAGGGATTCCACCACGCAACCTGTTTCGGGTTGATGAGATTCTGGTGGCGTTGAGCGAGGAAGATAGGAAGGATTTGCTGGCCGCTATTCAGGATGCGAGTATCAGTACCGCGGCGATAGTTCGTGTCTTGCGGCGTAATGGTCATTCTTTGAGTGAGAACGCCATCCGTAATTACCGAAGGGTGAATTATGGGTTTCGCTGAAGAGTTGGCGGCTGAGAACCAGGTGGAAGATAAGCGGTTGCGCCGTGAGCGTGACGCCGCGGTGCATCGCGCTGAGGAACTACAGAAGCAACTCACAGAAGCGAACCGTGCGCTGACGGTCATTGACCGTAGTGAACACTTGGAGTTGTCACCGCCACGCTGGTTGTCACCTGAAGTGCCGAAGAAGAAGGCGGCAACCGTAGTCGCGATGTTGTCAGACACACACTTTGATGAAGTGGTGTTGCCGGAAGAAGTGGATTTCTTGAATTGCTACAACCGTGAGATAGCGGTGAAGCGCCTGGAAGCGTGGTCGCGTGGCCTGGTGAAGATGTCGCGTCACTATCTCGCTGGAATGAAGTATGACGGTTGCGTCTTGATTCTTGGTGGTGACATTTTTTCTGGTGACATTCACGAGGAACTTGCTGAAACGAACGAGGACACGATGATTGGTTCGTTGTTGTTCTGGAGTGAGCAGATAGCGGCGGCGGTTGAGATGTTGGCTACGGAGTTCGGGAAGGTTCATGTTGCTTCGGTGGTCGGTAATCACGGGCGCACGAGTAGGAAGCCACGAATGAAACTGCGCGCCAAGACGAACTTTGATTGGCTGTTGGCGAAGATGGTTCAACGACACTTCGCGTCGGATAAGCGTGTCACATTCGTGATACCTGAAGGCGCGGACGCGTTCTTCCATGTGTACGGGCATGGGCAACTCATCACGCACGGTGACCAGGCCACAGGCGGTGCTGGGATTGGTGGTATCTATCCGCCGATTATGCGGTTGCGCGCACGGAAGGCGCAACGGTATCTCGCGACAGGCCAGAACTTCAGCACACTTTGGATGGGGCATTGGCATCAGTACCTTCCTTCACCGTCGCTGATTGTGAACGGAAGCATGAAGGGATTGGATGAGTACGCGTTCATAAATAACTTTGGCCACGAAGTGCCGCAACAGGCGATGGCCATCATTACCCCTGAACATGGCATCACGGTTCAGGCACCTATCTTCTGCCAGAACAGGAAGAAGGAAGGCTGGTAATCGTGTGTGCTTGTAAGGTGTGGCGAATCGTTACTTGCGAAAGTGAAGAAGATGATGATGACTGAGCGTTCACGGGTGCTGGTCGTGTGGCATGACGCGCATAGCCATACGGAATGGTGTGACATCACTGATATTGGTGATGAGCCGTATGTGGTGAATACGGTTGGTTGGTTGTTGCCTGACGCGAAGCCGAATCATGTGGTGGTGGCTCAGTCGGTCTCTGATGATGACAGCCTTGACAGTGTGCTTTCTATTCCCGTGGGGATGGTTCAATCTCTTACCATTCTGTGAAGGATTGTCTTCACCTGGTTTGCGGCTACACCTCTTAGTTGTTGCGCAGAATTCCTTCTCTCGCTAGATTGTCGTTGCGCGGTGTCTCCTTCTCCGCCGTGTCGGGTAGAGCCAGCCACCGTTCACCTCCTTCTCGGTGGCTGGTTCCCTGACTATTTGATGTGCGAATTATTTCTCCGATTGACGCAACCGCGTAGCACCCCTGGGGCATGATGAATGTGGCAATAACGCCACCATGAGGAGGAACCATGAAACTGATAGAGAAACCACCACACGGAAGTATGGATTGGTTATTGAAACGCCACCGTGACGAGCACGGTAATGCCGTGTTCGGCGCGTCGGAAGCGCCCGTGCTGATGGGTCAATCACCGTATATGTCGCGGCCTGAACTGTTCGCGGCGAAACTGAATGACCCACAGCCAAGCAAAGAGACAGCGGCGTTCCGTCGCGGCAACCTGATTGAACCTGTGCTGGTCGCGGAGGCTGGCGTGGTTCTTGGCGTAACCGTAAAGACACCACCGTTCATGTATCAGCAGAACTGTTTCGTTGTCACGCTGGATGGCGTGGATGATTCCTTCACGCCGAATGTGGTGATTGAAGCGAAGACCACGACGCGTTATCGGGTGCGTGACGCGGAAGACCTGCCGAACGAATGGCTTTGGCAAGGTTGGGCGCAACGCTTCGTCACGGGTGCGGAAGTGTATTTCTCCGTGCTTGATAGTGAACAGAACATCAGCGTCATCGCCTTACCTGAGAATCCTGAAGCGGTTCAGTCGTTGGTAGATGAGGCGAATCGGTTCGCTGAAGCGATTGACCAGAACAGGCCACCAGCAGACTTCGCGGATTGCGTCATTGACGCAGATACCGTCGCGAAGATTTGGCGCGCTACACCAACCGAGATTGAGATACCTGAATCTGAGATGCGTTGGCTTCAAGAGATAGTTCACGCCAAGGAACAGATTGCTGAGGGTGAAGCGTTGAAGAAACTCGCGGAAGACCATTTGGCGATGCTGTTGAAAGGCAACGAGGTAGGCACTTTCAACGGGGTGAAGGTTCTCTCGTGGAAGGAACAGGCTGGCCGTAGTTCACTTGACACGAAGGCGTTGAAGGAAGCACACCCTGATATCGCCGCCAAGTTTGAGCGCCAGGGCAAACCATTCCGCGTCATGCGTACCCACAAAGTAACAGGAGCGTTCTGATGTTGATGTTCTTTTCAATAGATGGGGCAATCGGTTCTGCTGAATCGCGTGATTTACTTATCGTGGATTGCGCAGAGTTCACCGATGCTGATTGGCAAGAAATAGAAGAGGCCACCGACAATAAGCGGATGGCCACCGCGTTCTCAATCGCGTCAAGGTACCGCTTGGCGTGGTCGGGTAATAACAACAACAACAAAGAGGAGGAATAAGTAATGTCATTTGACCTATCCGACTATGTGGATGTGGCTGAACGCATCCGCATCTTCAAAGAGAAATACCCGAACGGTTCACTACAACCGCTTGACCTAGCCAAACCGTATGAGTTAGTTACGGTTGGCGAACGGATGTTCGTGGTCTATGCGGCGGCGGCATACCGTGACGCAGACGATAAGCGGCCAGGTGTCGGTATGGCATGGGAATCCTTCCCAGGTAAGACACCATATACGCGTGATAGTGAACTCATGAACGCTGAGACAAGCGCCTGGGGTAGAGCCATCATCGCGGCCTTGGCCGCTGATACGCAGAAGATTGCGTCAGCAGATGAAGTCCGTAACCGTCGCGCTGAAACCAGCGAGAAGGGTGACGCAACCGTGATACCGATGGTCGCGAAACCGTTCCTCGGTGGTGAGCAGACAGTTCAACGGTCACGCGAAGACATGATTCAAGCGTCTGAAGCGAAGAGTGCCGTCATCAAGGAGAAGGCAACCGCGACTTCAACCAGCATCAGTAGCGCGCAAGTAGGCCTGTTGAGCAAACTCGCGCGTGAGCGTGGCGTGGAAGTGATTCCGTTCGTAAGTGAGCAGGCTGGCCGCACCATCAAAGCGCTGACCGAACTCACGAAGAAGGAAGCATCAGGCATCATCAGCAACCTCATGAACGGAGGTAGATAGCCATGAACAACTTTGACAACTATCTGCTCTACATCGGCAGATACCCAGGTGACAAAGAAACTGAACACACCTATGAGGTTCAGACTCGTGGGCGTGGTGGCAAATACCGCACCAGGTTCACAACTACGCGTCGCGCCCAGGCCTACTTCCATTGGAAGGCGTTCAACATCGGTAATGGTTACGCGAAGCGCTTGCTCTGCGATGGCGTGGTCATGGAACGGTTGAGCATGATTGAGGAACGCTGATGGACAAGCACTATTGGTTGCGTTGCCACCATCAAGGCCGTAGGTGGATACACGCGTTCAGCGGTTACGAGGATAGGCGCGCGATTGAGCGCGGCCTCAAACTCGCGCAATCCCTGGCTCATCCTGACATCGCTGGCCTCAGCGATTACGACCTACTACAGCGTCGTGGTTGGCGGCACGGTGTCGTTGAGTTAATCAATGAACTAGGCGTGGTACTTCATGAGTGGCAACCAGATGAACGCTGAACTGCCGTACGCAGGCACGGAAGGATTCGTCGGTAGGCCAGCAAGCATTGACCGTGCGAGGCGTAATGCGCAGGAAGGTATCGCCGCTGAACGGCAAGACCAGGTGCTTGAGTATCTGGCGAGCATGCCGCTTGGCGCTATCTGGATAGAAGTCGGTGAAGCGTTGCGGCTACATCACGGCCAGGTGTCATCATCGTTGAGCGTTCTGCATCAGGCTGGGAAGGTGTTTCAGTTGCGCGTGAAGCGTGGCCGTTCACATCCGTATGTGCATGCTGATTGGCGGCATTTGTATGTGGCGGCTGAACGGTATGACGAACCGACTCGTACGAATGTCAAACTGTTGAGAGAACGCAACGAGGAAGCGGAAGCGTTGCTGGATTCGGCGCTCGCCCAATGGTTCGGTGAACCAGACACGGCACGGAACCTGGTGATGCTGGCGTTGAAGGCGTTGCGTGGTGATGATGCGTAATCAGGCGTGGCGTGATAAGGCGGCGTGTCATGGCTTGCCGCCCGATTGGTTCTTCCCACCACAACCGAAGGGTGACTCTTCATATGACGAAGGGAAGCGCGTCTGCGCGACCTGTTCCGTCACGGAGCAATGCTTAGGCTTGACTACGGACTTCATAGCGACGGGAGACAGGTACGGGCTATTCGGTGGTATGACACCAGCAGAAAGAAGGTTCGCCAGGCGCGTTCAGTTGAATGTCGTGTTGTGGCGAGAAGAATAACCATGGAAGGAGAAGGCAATGGAGGAACGCAAGGGTGAATGTCAGGGTGACCGCGAACGCTGTTCGTTGAAAGAACGCTGTCCGTTATACGGAACGCTGGGAAGGCCAGGACGCGACGATAAGCGGCGCATCCGTGGTTGCGGTGACCCACGAGCCAGGGGTAAGCGGAATCGTGCCAAAGGCGATAGCAAGGCGCGACGCGCAAGGAAGCGGCTCGGTATTACGGGTGCGAACACGCGGCATGAGGAACATTGGGGAGGCCACCTACGGATTGAAGTGAAGGCTGGCAACCAGGTGCAACCGATTGCGACAAGGTTCAACGCGGCTGAGAAGCAGTCGGCGCAGGCGAAGGCGTTAGGTGATATTCGCCCGTTCGTGATGGTGGCGATGCCTGATGATTCGCGTGATGGGATAGTGCTGATGCGGCTGTCTGAGTTCGCGTTGCTATTCGGAGCGGCTGAATGAGCATCAGAATCATGTCAATCGTCTGGGCGCAAAGCCCGTATCGCGGCGAAGCGTTGCTACTTCACCTGGCGTTAGCAGACTTCGCTAACGATGAGGGTAAGTGCTGGCCGTCGCAGAAGACGCTCGCGAAGAAGGCGCGTTGCTCAGAGAACTATGTACGGGTGGCAATAAAGCGGATGATTACCGATGGCCTCGTGGAGATAACTGAACGGTCAAACGGGCGCGGTAACTCAATCTGTTATCAACTGAAACCCCATTCAGCGAATCCCCATTCAGCGAATCCCCATTCGCCAGAACGAGAAACCCCATTCGCCACGAATCCGACACCTCTAATTAAGAACCATCAAGAACCATCACTTGCGGATGAGTTCAATCAGTTCTGGGAAGCGTATCCGCGGAAGGTTGCCAAGGGTACGGCGAGCAAGGCGTTCGCGAAGGCGTTCGCCCGTAACGCTGGCCTGAAGATTGAAACCATTCTGGAAGCGGTGAAGGCGTATGGCGCGACGGTGACGGACATCCGTTACTGCGCGTACCCTGCCACCTGGTTGAACGGTGAACGCTGGATGGACAATCTGGAAGCCAAAGTCGCTAGTGTGGTGGCAACCAACCACAAGAGCGCCAGGGGTTTCGGCGCGGCCATGCGACATACAGGACGCACGGAACAGCAACTACTTGATGCCATCGGGCATTACTCCGCCGCGGAACAGGAAGCGGCCTTAGATGAGTATCGGAGACAAGCGTGAAGATACGGCTCATAGTTATTTCGTTAGTGGTTTTGCTTGGTGGTTACCTCACGGTCAGCCACGCGCAAGCACCAGCACCAACCACTACGACCACGACCAGCACCACGGTTACTGTCGCGCCACCTATCCAGACCACCACTACGACCACGATTCCGCCACACCAGCACCCTGAGTGCGCGGAATGGTTGGCGCTCGCCGCGACCCTCGGTTGGCCAGCGTCAGATTACGAGATGCTGGAACGCGTGATGTGGAAGGAATCGCGGTGCGACCCGACGCAGTTCAATCCGACTGACCCGAACGGTGGGAGCATCGGCCTTACCCAGGTGAATAGGTTCTGGTGTCTCCCGTCGCGTTACTATCCACATGGTTATCTACAGACGGTAGGCACACTTACCACCTGCGATGAGTTGTGGAATCCTGCCGTGAACCTGGCCGCCGCGCTCATCATCCGTGAATACGCGGATGGATGGTCACCGTGGGGATTGTGAATCACACCATACGCGTTACGGTGCGTTCTCACGCGAGATAACTGTCATCCCGTAGCCAGGTGGCGGCCAACACGCAAATCGTTCCCTGCGAATGGTTACGGTGAAACGCTTCCCAACCAGGCCGCAACTACTGAGGTTCTTAGATGGCTGGCTAAGGTCTGCCAGGGGCGGTAGGCTGGTGGTTACCAACCAGAGGAGGTAGGTAATGAAACGGTATCGCGGCGTTACCAGGTTCAGGACAGTCGTGCTAGGCCACAAGTGGCAGAATGTCAAGCGTAGTTGCTTTCAACTCCGCTTACAGTTTGATGGCCACCGTGAAGAGCGATATGCGCTGGTAAATAGCGTTCGCGAGATGTGCCAGAAGATTGACTGGGCGATAGATGACCTGGGCGCGACCGTCAAAGATGGCGTTCTCGTCTTCACGCCTGAACAGTGCCAACGGTTCCAAAGCCCACAGCCTGAGTTCTTCAAGAAGCACGAGGACTCGTTTGAGTTGCTACTTGAGTGGTTCTACCCACTTCCAACCAACACACCCGTAGAGGAGGTCAAGTAATGGCCACACGAAAGATTAGCCAGCAGACTCGCTACGTCATTGAGAAGCGTGAACTTGAACTTGACTACGACTGCCAGCACCCGATGTGCGACACGCTACACAAGAAGTGGCGCGTACGCGGAGTTTGCCAGAAACCGACAGCGCAAGACTTTGACTGGATTATTTGGGATAACGTCAAGCAAGAACCCTGGGTATTTGAGTATCAGCGAGATGCGAAGAAGCACCTGCTCTCAGTCATCAACTCATTGAGTGACGTTGAGTGGCGGCAGATAGCCAACCTCGGCATGGAGGTCAAGTGATGAAGAATCGTTATTCAGGTGATTGCCACTATTGCGCGGCGCAGGTAGCGGCTGGCGCTGGCGTGTACGACCCATCATTCGCGCGTGGCCGCCTGACCTGCTCGGACGCTATCAGCATGGCAAAGCCAGGTTCAGAGTGCGATATGCCGCATAGCGAGTGGAACGCCCACCACCAGAAGTTCACACAGATGGAACTCTCTTACGGTGCTACTTGCCTGGCGCGTTACAACGCCATCTGCGGCACGGCTTACGCCAGCGTGGATGAGATACGCGCCACGCGCCACGCTGAAATGCAGGCCAGCAAGCCAACCGCGGAAGAAGTAGCGCTCGTCAAAGC